CGTAAGCTGAAATAGAGTTTACCTGTGCAGCCGCTACTGGGGCGCGCCCAGAACTTAACCCGATAAGTCTTTGAAGGATCAATCTGAATAGCGTTGTCGGTCGTAACCATCTGGTTCGTCGTGCTGCCACCGACAAGTTTAAGCGCGTGGACCCCTACAACGCCGTCTGTAATTTCAACCTTAGAAGCGCCAGAAGCCAAGTTGCTCCACTGTTCAACAGGAAACCCAAGTTCGCGGCTATCTATAGTGGCTTGCAGCGTAGTTCTTGCAGTTGCTTCGGCAGTGTCGGCATCTGCTCGGGCATCTGCTTCGTCGGAAATAGCCGCCGTATTACCCGCAGCGGTGCTGTTCAGAGAGGTAATTAAACTTGCGTTAGAAGAATCATCGCTTGCTCGAACTGCTGCTTCAGTTTGAACCGCCGCAGCGTTTGTGCCTGCCTGTGCGACGACAGCGTTGACTTGTTGCGCTAAGGCGGTGTCCTCATCTGCTCTCGTTGTTTGTTCGGATAGTATGCCCGCGGTGTTCGTCTGGTGCTGAGATATAGCTATATTCAACTGCTGCGTAGTGGCACTATCCGCGTCCTGACGAGCCGTTTCCTCCGCGTAAACTGCACTACTAATTACAGACTGCGCGGAAACCCGTGAATTGTGTTCAGCTAAAATTCTTTGCGCAACAGAACCCGCAAGGGTACTAGCGCCGTCAACAAGATCAATGCGGTCACTAAGGTCGCTATAGAGTTGGCCTTCAGTTATCGCTCCAGTCAGTACCTCCAGCATGTAAGTAGGGTCGACAGATGTTTGCCCAGCTATACCCTCGGTACTCTGGTAGGGGCCAACTTCCCCAAGGACGTTAACAAACCTTACCCAATAAAAGCGAGTAGCCCCCGCGCCAAGATTGTGAGCGAAGAAAACTCCCGGTGCCATGCCTACAAGCTCCGCTTGACCGAGAATAGGGTTTTCCGGTGGATTAGCAGCGGCTTGTTCTGTAGTGCGTGATGCAGCCCACACTTCTGCGTATGCGTGCCCGTTGTAAATAGGCTTATCCCACGTCACCATAATGTTTGCCAACGCGCCAGCGGCTTCAACGTTTTCTGGGCGGATGGGTGTCGAGACCGGACCCGTGCCGCCTGAGCCAGTAATGCCGTTACCTGTATGAGTTACGACCCCCGCAGCAACAAGTTGTCTGACGGAAACAAGAGAATCCGCGCCCGTTCCGTTAATTGCCTCGCGCACACGATCTAAAAACGTTCGAAGGTCTGGAGCTATGTTACTGGTAACTGTAGGTAATTTAGCCATCTCGTAACTCCGAAGCTGAATGAGCAAGGGCTAAAGAGAAAACTTCGTGCGTTCCCTCGACCTGTATTTCCCAGTCGCGCCCTACCACAACCGGTAGCCTAAATGGATCACGCGAACCGACAGTTCTTGTGTGGGCAAGCGTTCCGTCCACATACAACTTCATAACCATGGAGTACGCTTCGGCCTCTAACTGCGCCCAACCAAAACTAAGGGGTTTGGGCATAGTAAACTTTTTAGAGCGCCAAGTGTAATTTTTAACACTGCCGTCGCCCCACACACGCACACTGCGATCCGCGAGCGCAACAAACAGTTTATCGCGTTGTAAGTCGTGAAAAGCGGCTTCCGCATAAATGTCGTGCGTCACAATATTCCCGCTTGTCATGTCATAGATAAAGCCACCTTGTGTAGTCCCGTTATCGTAAAAAGCGATGTATTGTTTGTCGTGCGCGTAGGCATGGATGCTTTCTGGTTTAAAAAACGTCTGCCACTGCGTTCGGTCGAAAAGCTGCTCTGTAACAATCTTTGAGCCACCGGGCGATAACATCATAAGGCCGTCTGGAGCTGCGTACATAACTGCGCCGCCATGGCTTACGATACTGCGTTTTGACACACATGCTTGCTGCAAGTCTGATTTCACGACTGCCATTGTAGTTGGGTGCGCCCCCTGCATTAAGTACGGCACGCCGGTCGTAAGAACTGCTAGAGTAGTATCCATACGGCCTAAGCCAACGACAGGGTAATCTAGCGTCTGAACGTAGCCTTCTGGCCACGCGTGTGGGTGATAGGGGTCACAAAAATACACATCTCGCCCAACAAAACCCGCCATCATACCGTTGGGTAAGTTTGTAAGTCCTGCTAAATTTGAGGGTGGTGCAGCCCAGTTAAGTGTAGGCATTTCTTCTGCGAGGTCTTCTGGTTTAACGTCATCCGTAAAACTTGTGCTGCTGGCAGGTAGTTCTTTCACAAAAAGATAAACACCGCTCACTGAACGGTAAATCCTTCGATTAGTCGCAATGTACTCTCCACCGGGCGTAGGCTCTAAGCCACTGAGATTGACACCTTGACCGGTGCGAACTTCGACACCATTAGATGCTCCCGCTGGCGCAGACTCAATCGTAAACCCAGCTTCTTTGTTCACCCATGTGTAGGTGTAAATGCGGGTTTCAAGCGTTTGGTCTTCGTCAATGTAGCCTTCCCCTGATTGCACAGAGTAAATAGGGTTTTCCGCGTACAACCCGCTACGCAAGTCGATGGAAACATTTGACCCTACAGTATCTGTTTTGACGACGGCAAAAGGCTCTACTTGCCCAAATATTTCAACTGCCACGCCGTATGGAGAAAGGGACGAAAGGTCATTTACTGTCGCGTTGTCCGGAGCATAAATATAATTTTTGTTTGAATTAACTTTAAGCCTGATAAATCGTTCGTGCGCCTCGTCGACATCGTCCTGAGTTACGAAAACGTAAGCGGGCGACGCTGCTTCCGAACCGTTAACACGGTCTTTATAGGCTGTACTGCCACTTACGGTACGTTTGTATTCAATATACCCGTTTACCCCATCGCCCTCACTGCGAGGAGTGATAACCACACAACTGCCATATTTAGTTGCTAGAATTTTGTTGCCCGTGTCACGAGAGTTTATAAAGCTGGCAAGAGAAGTTGCAGTTTTCGTTCCGCCTGCATTCGCGCTAAAAAGCTCTCCGCCTTCGGTGCTGACTTTTATAACGTCCCCGTTGCCTATCGACCCGATTTCGCCGTCTTCGATAATAATGTAAGCATCTGTATTTGCGTTACCTGAGTCATCTAGGTCTAGTTTTGTGCCAGCAGCGTCTAAAGTAAATGACCCTTCCGTGTCGAACTCCGTGCCGGTCTGAAACTTTACAAACAGCTTCGCGTCAGTTCCAGTTGCGTTCGTTGTTACCTTTACCGTTTCGTCTTCGACGACAGCGGTTACACCTGACAGAGCGTTTATTTTACTTCTAACGTGTGCCGCTGTTATATTGGTGTTGGTCAAGTTGGCAGTGGTGTACTCATCGGCGGTGTCTGTAGTGATACTAACCAAAACGTCGTCGTCTTTATTCATTTGCTCAATGTGAGCTTCGGTCAAAATGACTTCGGCTGGGTGGGACGCAGGGTCAAAGTCAGCAGCAGTGGCGGTCGCCGCAATGGAAGGGGCCGGTAGCCCAAGAGGGCGGGAATTAGTGGGGAAGTTTCCGGTTGCAAGCGCCAAAGAGTTGTATGTCGCTTTGGGCACACCATCGCCTGTGAAGAAAGTCCACTCGGACGCGTCACCCGCAACTTGTCCACGACACACGTCTACGTCCGCAGGCCAATGAAACCAGTAGCGGTCGTCCGCTATAGTATCTTGCCCGAAGCGGTATATCGTTTGGGGCGTTCCCGTTTTTGTTAGTGTGTGAACAGAAGAACCTAAGTCTGCTATAGGTGTCAAACTCCCGTTCCACATTGGGCAATTAAATGCTACCTGCGCAGCGCTCTCCTTGAGGTACCTTGGTGGTATCTTGGGTGCTATCCCCCCGAACGTTGTTATTTTTAAAACCGGCATTTACCTACCTCAGAACTTTGCTATGCAGGTAAAAGTGATCCCGCCGTTATTTACTGTACCGTTTACAGAAGTAGGCCAATTAGGCTCGCTACTTCCTGTTGTTAGTGTGTTATACCCACTCCTATTCGCAACGGTGTAGAGCTTGTTGGAGTTAGCAGTAGGGCTAACGCGATCTCCCACGGCGTACTGATACGAAGGTGTCCACATAAAGTAGGGTTCTATATTCGATGAGCTGTTAACCGCCCAATCGGCTGTAGTTGTAATAGACCCATTCATAGCGCTAGAACCCGCCAAGAGTTTACCTATGTCGTTGTTAGAGTTTAAAGGGCCACCTGTACCCTCGGCGTACGCCAGGGATTGCGCGTTAGTAAGGCTAGAGCTATTTGGGATGTCGAGCGTAAACTGGTAACGAACAGTTTTTCTAAGGACAACGCGTTTTGTTGTAGCCGTCATGTCATGCCCCCGCTAACCAAGAATAGATTTTGTGCGTTTTAGCGAGACGGTCGTCTAAGCCGTGCGTCCCCCCGTTTACTCGACGGGTAACTTGCGTAATCACATCATCGTTGACACCTTTATCTGCAATACTAAAAAGCCCATTTCGGTCAAAAAACCAGTATGCGCTTTCGAATGCGTAGTCTGTAGCTACAAGATCAGGGTCTTTCATTACATCAGGCAACCGCATTTCAGATGCAAATTTTCGGTAATTTGCACGCCCGGTGCATTGTAAAAACCCACGGCCTCGAAACGCCCAACCGTCATTGTCTTCAGTGTTACCTAGAGCGCCGCCCTTTGATCTATGCTTATCCATATACACATAGTTGGCAATCTTTTGCGGGTTACGCGCATAATCTGAGGCGTTTTCTTTACCTTCGCCGAAGTATCGCCCGAAGACACTATTTAACGCACCCTCTGAGTAGTTTAGGTTTTCTTCAGTGAGCTTAAAATACCCACTCTCGTGCGCAGACTGACCAAGCAAGTGAGCCGCTCGCGCTGGCGATAGCTCGTAGTGCTTTGCGATTGCTCGAGCAGTGTTGGGGCCAAAGGCTCCATCTGCACCCACGCCTACTTTTTCTTGTAGAGTACGCATTGCCTTACTCATGTCTTTTCCTTTCGATGTGCAAACGCCAACAATTAACAATGGTGTTTACGCTCACCATCAGTAGAAGAATTGCTTGCCAGTTCTCCATTACTTCGGGCCTCGGCTTAGATACTTCAGTTCGTTTTCAATAATTGCGACACGTTGCTGTACTTCTGTGACCCGCGAAATCATGCTGGCTAGACCCGCCATCTCGTCCCACGCTTCTTCGAGTTCGTCCCAGATGCGACCGATGTCATCACTGTTGTTCGCAACATCGCGTTTTAAATTAATGTTGTCTTCTATGGCCATGCGAGACCCAAGCTGACTGACAGTCTCTTGAAGACCTGATATGGTTGACGCTTGCTGTGAAACCCACCAGACGCCGCCTGCTAATTGTACGGCCATCGCTAAGACTAGGGCTATTGGTAACTTAAAATTTTCCATTACCGTTTACCCATAAATTGCTTGACGCCCTTCACACCAAAACTGGCTGAAATCGCGGTCAAAAGCGCCCAAAAATACCAGTCGGGTGCCTTGGAAAGCTGCTCAAACCCGTGAGCAACAACGCCCTCCATGCCGGGAATGAAGCATAAAATTAAAGGGATTGCTAAAATTACAGCGAAAAACTCATCTTTCCACGACCCGCCAGAATTTTCTGCCATGATCCGTTCCCAGTCGGCAGTTGACGTCTCTTTGGACAAGAGAATTTTTGCTTTGCTTTCAGCCTCCACAAGTTTGAGCTGCGCCGCCGCAGCTTGCTTATCAGCCTTTCCTTGGAGCCAAGACCCCGCAAGGTTAGCTACGGGGCCGAGTAGTGCTTGTAACATAAGACCACTCCTTTCTGTTTACACGTTAACACATATTATACGGACTTTCCACTCGCAGTTGATTCCTTGCCCATCCAGATGCCAAAACACCCTGTAAGAGCGCCCATACATACGCTGACAAGGCCAGACTGAGCAATCGAAGGATCGTCAAGACCCATGAACCAATGCACAGCCTGATAGGTAAGCACCGTCACCGCAAGCATCATCAGTCGTGGAATAATCTTCCAATCATCAATAACGGTGTGCGCCATGTCACTTCTTCTTTTTCATACAGCGGCCCATTTTCTTGCAGGCGGCTTTTGATTTGCAGGACGCACAGTTTTTAAACGGCATTTTTCTACCGGACTTCTTCATTGTTTTTCCATAGGCCATGTTATTTCCTTTTCTTTCCGCTGGCTGTTGTGGACCACTTCACTCGCTTAGAACCGGTCTTCTTTGCTGCCTCCGATTTAGAAATCTTCGACGCAACTTTTTTAGGGCGACAAGCGGGATACGGCCTCTTGGATTTACCTTTAGCCGATTTGCGTCCACAGGCTTTACCTGTCTTGACGTCAGTCCACTCTTCCCCGAACCATTTACCCAAGCCACCCTTGGCACTAGGCTTTTTTGCTTTTGCTTTTGCCACGTTTAGCTACCTTATTATTGCCGCCGCTCCAGCCGCCGCCTTTAGATTTATACCACTTACTTGCCCACGCGTTAGCATATGCACTCGGATAAACTTTAAACTTTTTCTTTGCCGCTGCCTTAGCCCGCGACCACAAAGCTGGATTGTTTGGTTTTGCATTTGCCATTAGCACTTCCACCTTTTTCTAGCTTGACGCAGACGAGAGTTCGGGTCTTTCGCAGCTTTAGGAAACTTCTTCATCTGACCAGCCGAACGTGCGCAGAACGACTTACGTCGCTTGGCGTCCTTGCTGCCCTTTTTGACTTTGCCGGTTACGGCAGTTTTTAGTTTAGAACCGGGGTTAGCACGTCGGTGCGCAGCAACTCCCTTGGCTGTCATGCCAGCGCCAGACTTAGTCTTGCGGTAGTTTCCGCCCTTGCCTGTCGTCTTCCTTATTGGTTTGTCTGCCATTTAGCATACTCCTCATATAATCTGATGCGATCCTTCTGTGGTGCGTTATGATTACGACTTTGTCGTTCTCGTCGTAGACCACCCAGCGTTCGCGTCTTACCTGTACAAGTCTCACCCATTCGCAATCTCATTTGCACCCCAGATCATAACTGCCGTTCCGCCTAAAAAGACCACCACGGCTATTGTTATGGATAGTCCGTAAAACAAGCGATCTCTGGCCTTAGCTTGCGCTTCTAGGGCGTCCTTCTGGCGTTTGCGTGCTTCAGCCTGCTCGCGTACGACCAAGTCCCACATTCCAGGCGGTCCGTACAATCTGCACGCGCTGCGAAGCGTTTCCATTGCTTCCTTGTGCGCCATTTTTGCTTGGGCAATAGCGAAGCCTTCTTCCTCTGATGAAGTAAGCCTGCCGAGTGGGCCTTTGTGCTTGCCCTGCTCCGCGAGATTGATGTCTGCTTCTAACTTAGCCAGTTTTCCAAAATGCGGCAGGACAGAGTTCATATCTTTGCCCGCTTGAATAGCGCTACTTATACCGCCTGCAATTTTAGTTACCGCGCCCGCGAGGGCTAAGACTTCAATCATAGTATTCCCTTATCGTTCGAGCATCCTGTCCATTTTTGCGTCGAGAGCATCTAAACGAACTATAAGTCGGTCTATGGATGCGTTGCTCTCGACTTTGGTCGAATATTCCTTGGCGAGTTCCTCTCTGGTTCGGTTGAGTAAGATTTGAACGCGCCTTAGTTCATCGTGCTGACTTTTAGCCCACCATACGATGAAGCCTAAACCAGCCGTCAAACCGACGTCCCAAAGTGCGTTCATTTCCATTATTCTGCCGCCATTTCCTGCGCTGGTGTTTCAAGCGAACTTGTTAACTTGTTAACAAATGCTTCCCGACCGACGCTTAGTTGGTCGAGGTTAAACCGAACACTACTCATTTTTCGGTCTAGGTCGGTAATGTGATTTACCATTACCATTTGCAGTTCTGTTAAGTCGTCAATATTGTATTCTGTATCGTTGACCGTAATGGTTTTCTTTTCATCTTTTGCCATCGAAAGTCTCCTTTGGTTTGAGTTTTGACTAGCGAACTAGCCACATTTCGACCTCATCATTGAGATCAAATAGTTTGCGCCACTGCGGTGCAGTTGGCTGTCCTTTGAGAAGCGGGAGTTTCCCCATAAGCCCGATTGCTTGCCACTCCGGTCTGTCTTTTCGGGCAATGTACTCACGGCCTGGATCGTAATCAGCCGCCAGTTTTTGCCGTTGCTTAACTACGGTTATAGCATCTTCGGGTATGTCGGCCTCGCGCCCGTCATCAATCATAGCCTGCCGGGTGGTTTGGGTTTTGTAGGACTTAGTGTCTTCGTCATACGGCCCCCAGCACAGAAGTTCGTAGTCTTCATATACTTTTTGACCAAAGCGATCACGCTCACACTTACCTGTCCATGCAGCCCAAGCACTGTCACCTACAACAGCGGCTTCTACAGAAACAATCCCTAAGAAGTCTGCGGTATCATCCTCTGATGTTGCGATACGCATTTTACCAGCGGTGGTTAAAACTACAGAACGCCCACGACGATCTTCGTTGTCAGGGTTGCCATCGACCCACTCAAAGTATTCCGCATAGTCGGCCGCAGAAATATCAGCACCGCCGTCAAAACGTCCGTTACCATCTGCGTCAAACTCAATACGATGCTGCCCGCCAGTGGCAACTAGAAAAACGTCATCACCGTTTGCTGTTTCACGGCCATAAATCGCTGTCGAACCCGCCGAAGCGGTCGCCCCGTGAGCATTACCTGTACCAGAGTACGCAACGACAACATTATCCCCCGCTCGATAAGCGTTTGTACCTGAGGTAGTCCCTGCTCGTGAGCGCCCAGCGTAGACACTATTCCATAGAAAATGGCGTCCGCCGTTGTCTAAGACATGAGCGGTACTTTGATGACTCTCAGATGTCACTCCTGTGTCCGCCATCACATCTTTGCTGTGGGCTACAAACATGCCGAGGTCTGGGTCTGTAGAATTATAGGACTGTATGTACGTTCTGTACGCGCCGGTCGATCCGTCAACTAGGGCTGCGGTTCGACAATTAACAGTAGCAGCGCCTGTATCATATTGTGTTGCGTTCCCAGAAGTGGCGACCATATATCCGGCGTTGATGTTATCTTGGACATATAAATCGTTGTCCTCAAGCTGCATACGCAACACGCCACCTTCGAAGAAACGTATGCTTTGGTTCGAGCTGCTCGCATCAGCATCAACAGAAAAGTCCAGGTTAACACCGTTTGTGGAAATCCTATGACCCTCAAGGATGAGGTCGTTGTTAACGAGTACCCTGCCGCCTGAGTGTTGTAACCGTAAGTCGTGACTAGTTGCGTCAGCATTTATACACATAATTTCGTTAGTATCGAAACGCATATTCGCGCCGCCCACGGCTCCGATCTGGAAAGCGTGACCCGTGCTTGTGAAGCTCACATCGGTAACGGGGTTTACCACCATCGGTGTTGTAACAGTCGTTAGGGTGTTTTCGACGCGCAAGCGCCGCTGCCCGTTAGTATAGACCGCGAACTTCCCGTCGGCGGCAGTGGCTTTTACGACAAGCTCGTCGGGCGTCGAACCGTGCGAACTACCGTAACCGATTAAAAAGCCTACCTGCACGCTATCTTTGCCGTAAAAGCGCAGAATACCATAATCACTGGCAAGCTCGGTCTGCAGCTGCACCCTGAGGTGCGTGTCAGACGCGTTTTTAACCTCCAAACCGTTGGAGCCGCGAACGTCAACATTGCCCCTAAAATAGTTTGGCACGTCGGATGAAATGTACACGCCGAAAGGGTTGTTAGGTAAAGTACCGGCGTAAGCGCCGTGGTACAAATAAGTGTTCGTAACAACAACGTCGCCAGTCGAAACAACATCGTTATCATAATACGACCGAACAACATATGCGTTATCTACCGTAACACCATTAGCGCTGTTATCAATCTCCACCTCGGCCATAATGCCGTGCATGTTTGTAATGTTTTTTTCCTGCGTGCCGCCGCAGAGCGCTCTAAAGTAGCCGCCGTAAGCATTGGCAGTTTCGCCCCCAGTACCCGAAGATGTAATGTTTACATATCCGTATGTTCCGGTTGCAGTAGTCGTTCGCCCCGAGCCGCTTTCGTCTACTGTTACGATGGAATAGTCCCCGTAAACAACGCTTGTAGTCCCCGAAGAAAGGTGCGGCTCTACATAATTATACTGACCGTATATAATATCGCTATCGCCGCTGGCACGAACATCATTTATTATACCGTACACACGATGCTCGTGGTTTGTATCCCCGCCTGTAGCAGTTGAATCTAGGTCAATCCTAAGAGCGACTTTGGTTCGATCCGCCGTAGTAGCATCTGCACCTGATAAGTTAAAATCAATGTGCATGGCGTTTCTGGAGCGGTTAGCAACATCGTCAGTGATATTTAATTTGAGCGCGTCGTTTTCACTCGAAACAATGTTAACTTTACGAGGCGTCACATCTCGATCTTGAGTGACGAGAGCCGTTCCACCCATTTTGAGGGTGCCGAGTTTGAAATCAGCGTTGCCCACGTTGTCAATTCGAAGCGCTTCATCCAGTGTTTCGTTGTTCTGAGAAATAAAAAGCCCAAGGCCCGTATTGCTGGAGATATCGGTAGTAGATTCTCTAATAGCAGCAATACTAGCCCCGACCTGAGAGTATTCTGAGGGGCTTCCATCGGGGTTTGTGCCAATTTTAAATTGAATCCCGACGCCATCGTCAAGCACGTAGTCGTTGACGTTACCGCTGTCTTTTGCCTCAATAATCGCAGGGTATATAATCCCGCTTTGGGCGCTAGTCGGAACATGGCTAACGAGTAGAGATGGTGCAGATACAACTGTAGTATCCATACTGACGGGGGCAGAACCGTCCCAAGTGACAGAACCTGTTACATCGCCCGTTAAAGTAAGTGTACGCGCTGTAGTCCATTTGTCTGCGTTGGGGTGGTAGTGATCGCTGAAATATTGCGTCCAACTTGTATCCCATGTGCTGTTAGTTCTACGCCGACCATAAAGCGAAACTTTGTTAGCAGCGCCGCCGTATGTCTGTACTAGTTGTTGGGCTTGACTACCATCTGGGATCACAAACATAGCGCCATATGCGGCAGGGCTATTAGCTGGGTTGGAACTGCCCCAATGCAATAACTCCCTAGAGGTGTAATCGTCTAAATCATTATTAGAAAGTAAACCTGTTGAAGTAATATCTGTAAACGGATGCATATGACTATCGTAAGCAGTTTTAAATGCGGCGATGTCAACACCGTCAACAGTGCCTGCCAAAGTTAGGTTGCCGTTGTGGTTGAGCTTCATCTTCTCAACGCCGCCAGCGGTGCCACCAATGTTGGAGTCGTTGCCAAACATCCACCGGAAATAGCCACTGGTATCCTCCGTCATTCCAAAAGACATGCTGTTTACGGCATTAATTGCTGCATTCGCCGTCAAGGCAATATCTGAAGTTGTACTGACAACGTTGCTTTCGATCTTTAGCGTCTGGAACGTGGCGTTTCTCGAGCTGTCGATAACAGTCGTGCTGCCCATTTGCAGATCGCCACTGGCTATGCGGACATGCGTTAGTGGGTACAGAACAATATCGGAAGTAGCGTCTGATATACCATCGTCGTCGACATACCCGCTTGCGTGGTTATTCGTAATAACTAAGTCACTGTTAGTGGTATCACTACTGTCGATCAAGATTGCCGTAGAAACGCCGCTGGTGTTTTCGAAGTCGATACGGTGCGTCGCTCCGCCACCGCCGCCGTTACCGCTGTCATACAAGGTCAACTGCGGTGTTCCACCGGAAGAGATCGTCAAATTACCTGTCAGCGTTCCGCCAGAGGTTTCCAGTTTATCGGTGTTGAGGTTCGTAAAGTTAGTATCGACCTCAGTGTTGGTGAGGGGCGAACCTTTTCCTGCGCGTGTAGTGATCGTAGACATAAGTACGCCCCTCTATTTTATTAAGATGCTGAAAGTGTGATCGTCCAAGTAACGGCCATCGTGTCATCCGCAGCTTTGTTCACAACTGAAAATACTGTGCGGCAAAGCATGTCATTGCCAGAAGCCGCGTTAAAAATTCCAGCCTCTTTTACTGCACCTGTAGCGTCGCCTGCTTCAAACGACGACACATACACAACCTTCTCGTCGTTTGTTCCCGAAATGCTAGTTGAGTCCAACGCTTCGCGAGAGCCAAGTACACTGACCAAATCAGTTTGACCTGCTGCCGCTGCTGTAGAGCTACTACCCAACGCCATGTGCGACATAACGTTTTTCGCAGTGCCTACCATGCGAGAGGCGATATACGCTAAACCCGCATCCACAACGAGGTTTTTAACCTCGCGCTGTTCTTTTACATTCCCGGCCTTGTCCTTTAGGACGATGTTAAGCTGACCGGAGAGCTTCAAATTTTCGTTAATCATAACGATCTCCTAAGTAAAGGTTCGGGAAGCACCGACATAATCTTCCGCAAAGTAAGTGAAGTCGCAGTAACCTTGACTTCTTAGTGAACCCGCGTCGGCTATTAGCGGGGTATCAGACAACACCTTTGACAGTGCTGAGGCGTGTGCGTCTCCTAAAAGGGCGCTGTCTGTACGGGCCGCAGTTACGGCTTTCGTATGAGTTTCGCTTAACGCGAATGTATCAGAAACGTGCTTACCTGTCAGCACATTTGCGACGTCAGAAATTGTATAACCATCGGACAGAGCTTTCGCTATCGCGAACGCAACGCTGTCTAGCGCAACTCCCGTGTCGATAAACTGACGGGTGAACACAATTCCAATTTGGATAGAATCGCCGACACCGACCACATCAGTGTGCAGTTTGACAAATTGCATTTCTTGGTCGTCTAAAATCGACGCGGCTCCATCCACATCGTCAGTAACAAAAATGGAATCGACGATCTGTTTGCTCGTGGAAAACGAGTTTATCTCGTCAATCGCCGCAAAAATATCTTGGGCATCTTTGTTAAAACTACGTGTCGCTTGGTCTAAAGAAACCGCAGTGTCTTCCTCAGATTTACCAATGCCTTTTGTGTTTACCCCATCCACAGCCCCAACAGGGTTGTCAGGCGCTTTCATGGTAAACAGAATTGTTTGATCGTCAAACTTAGTAACGATGTCGTTTAGAACTTTACCCGGCTCTTTCGACGTCGCGTCTGCTGCGGATGACGAATTGTTTAATGGTTTAGCCGAAGAAAAAGCATGGGCGTCTAGCGCAGTAAATACATCTGTGTTGGCTTTACCCACGCCGAACGTGTTTATCGCATCGGCTGCGGCTGGAGCCTCAAATAGACCCTTGTTGGGGTGCAAGCTCGCTGCGTCTTCTGCAACCGAAAATCCATCGCTGAAGGGTTTTTGTATGTGCGCCGCATACGCCTCGGCTACGGCGGAAGTGTTCTGAAAAGATTTGCCAAAAGCAAAGAAATCAATTCTATCATCAAAGGTCGCAGTGTGCGACAGCGACTTCATAAACGAATTAGTCGCTTCTTCCGCAACGGCAGCGTCGTCGGTGAGTGTTTTGAAGAACTCAAGAACCGCACCATCGGAAGCACCGGCTCCGTCTTTGATATAGAACGTATCGAACAACGAAGCGAAAAGTATAAAGTTGCCTGCCTGCACGGATGCAAGAATACGATTTAAAGTCGTAACGCTGGCAGCACTACTTAGCTGCGTGAAAACAGCTTTCGTTTGTGCTACAAATGTTGCGGACTTTAGCTTCATGCGAAGTCTTCCCTAATCTTAAATTTTAATTTGTCGTACAGTGTCTCGCGCAAACCTGTGCTGCGAACCACTTCGATCTCGCCCTCATAGGCACCAGCGTCTTGGTTTAAGTCGTTCGCTTGCCATTGCAGGATGGCAACGCCGTCAGACGCCGTTTCCGGGTTGATAAACAATCCGCGACTAAACAATACAGTTTCTTCGCCTGCGGCTCTGAAGTGCAGTGTGGCTGTGCCGCCTGTTAGATCAACCGCACCCCCAGTATCTTCTTCTGTAAGGGCTACTTTGATTTGTGGACCCGTATCGCCTTGCACGTATTTAAAGGTTGTAGCCATTATCTTCCTCCGCCAGCTGTAGCTCGGTCAAAGCCAACAGGAGCAATGCGCAAATTAACGCGCCGCGTGTCTCGCCCTTTAGCGGCGTCCATGTGCTTGTAGAACTCGGTTTTATAGTACATCGCCACCTCGGGGTTCGACCATTCTTTGCCCGGGATAATTGCTAGTCGCCAAATGGCCCCGCACGCGATAGAGCGCCCGTGCGTTTCGAATATAAAGTCTTCTACGCCTGTAGCACTTAAAGACGGCTTTAAAACTCCCACACCCTCGAACGTATACTTTCGGTCTGGCGTTGGGAAAAACCGTATTTGGTTGTCTTGGTATATACTAAACGAGGAAGGCGCAGAATTTTCAGTCGTATTTGAGGACTGAAAATGCCTGTCGGTAACGCGTTTTGCAGCTGAACCGTCAACAAATAACGATAAAACATTCTCTAAAACCGCTCCGCTAGGAACGTCAATTTCATAGTCAGATGTATTTTTACTCGTAAAATCTGATTCAATGTCAAAACGCCAAAGTTCACTGCGGCCAATAAACTCAGCCGCCGCTTCTTGCAGATGTGTGTCAATTACAACCTGTGGACAGCCGGGAACGTGTGGCTGCACATACGGAAGAAAGCTCGCCCACGTTTTTGCCATGTTATGTCACCGAACTAGCTTGCTGAGGAGACACAGCTGCGTCTACCTGAGTTTTAGCCCCAAGAGCGGTATTGAAAGCGTTGTACGCTCCTACGGCTCTTTGTTCGTTTGATCCGTACTCTGCGTCTTTTGAATACGCACGATATAGCACCCAGTCGGTAATTGGACTTTTATAAATATCGTCCAGCAAAATTACAGTCGCGTTAGAACCAGTCGGGTCCAAAGCGCTTTCGCTGAGTGCGTGTCCGGTAACAGCGTCAGCGTAAATTACTTCAATTTCTGCTGCTGTTGTAGCGGGTGGGTACACAAAAAATTCTTTGGGTTGGCGCGGATCATACATGTAGTGTTGTATGTTTACCGTACCAGTTTCGCCGTGCCATGTAGGGCGTTGATCGTCCAATACAGACCGGGCTACAAGCCGTACGGCTCGCTTGTCCGAAGCCGATGCTAAGTTGCGCGTAACATCTAAAAGTTTCAAACTAGAGGCGAACTGAGAGGTCAGCTGCTGTCGAGAACCTGCTGTGCAAGTGAATGTGCCTGTTTTAGCATTTGCGTCAGGGCGCATAAGAATAATCGCTAGATACGCTTCGTTCATCCAGTTCTGGAGTTCCGTGCGTGGCCAACGAATGCTGGTGTCTTGTAGAACATGTTCTACGTTTCTAATAATATCGGTAACTTTTACAGTTGCCATAATCTGCCCCTTCGCAAGTAAGGGGGAGGGACGTTAGCCCCTCCCGTTAAGTCAGCTTTTAGCTGGCTGCTCCAACAATCGCGGTGCAGAGAGCTTCTGGCTTAACAACTTTGCGACCATATACTGCAAGACCGCGAACGATGTCGCCGAAGTCAGTCTGGTTGCGAAGTGGCTCAGTTTTGCTGATTTGCGAAGCAAACGAACAAGCTGTGCTTGTACCAGCTACCATCATACGACGTGCTTTAGCGTTAGACACTGAAGCGCCTGATGTTGTGGCTGATAGACCCGCAACAAGACCTTTGCCTGCTTGGCCTTTTGGCAACAAGTTGGACACGTACACAGTGAAGCGGTCCAACATACCGATTTTGCCGGTACGGATGGTGCTTGACTGATCGCCTGTGAAGTAGGCTTGAGCAATGTCTGTTTGCATCAACAACTGACGATCACGCGGTGAAATGATAAGCCAGCGGCCATCTTCCGGTACGTTTTGCTCATCGAGAGATGAAGACATTTGCAAGATTGCGTTCAAAATGTTCGCAGGAGTTGCTTGGTCGATTGGGGCTACGTCAGTACCCAAGTTATAAGCGCTTGAGATGTTACCAGCATTTGCACCTTTGTTTTTAGCGTGTGCGCCTGTGGTTACGAACCAGTTGAAGAACGTATCGTTTTCAATGTTGATCTTCAGCTGTTTAGCAGCATCATCAGTGAACATGTTCATCAAGTCCATGTCCGCTTGGTGTGCGAGTACATCGTTTACTTGAACACTGAAGTATTTACCTTGGTCGATCTGCATGTCTTGGTAGATTGGAGCAGGGACTTCAGAAGTCAGTGTAGTACCAGCGCCAGCATAATCGTTGATTGTGATTGATGGTGCAGTACGGATACGAATTGTATCGCCTTGGTTTTTGATCTCGCCTTCCCAATCAGTATTGGAAATTTCAGTCATCATTGTGTTCGCATAGAACTTAGCGTTCAATTTTTGCGACCATAGTTGTGGGATGAATCCACCTGAGTAAGATGGGTTTGTGTCGAATGCGCCGGAACCGACGACGGGGAATACAGCAGCCATTTTGGCCTCCTATTAAGTTGGTTATCGACCTAATAGCTGCTTACATGTTAACACGTTATGCCTAAGCTCTAACGCGGCCTTCCATATACGCAGCGGTTAAGTCAGCTTCAAGTTTTTCCGCCTCCGCGTACTGCCCTCGCGTATTCAGTGTACGGACCTTATTCCAAGCTCTATCCGCGTCTTTAGGCGAATAAATTTTAGAGTTCTGGGTTGTACTCTGTGTACGCACAGAATTAGCAGAACGGTTTGGAGCAACCTGCTTCTCAAGTTCGGCTTGGTTAGGCTTAGCTTCGGTCGGTGCTGCTAACGTTTCTTTCCACATGTTCACATAGTGGGCTATGGCTTCTACGTCACCGGCATCAAACGCCTGCTGTGCTTGAACTCTGCGTGGGCCTCTAAGCATAGGATCATGCTCATTTAACCACGCTACCCAACGCTCATCGTTGTCGATCTGCGGGAAATCAGGCACGGCTTGGTTGAGCCTCTGACTAAATCCTACTTCTCCAACTTGGCTACCCGTCTTTGCAAGTTCGTCCTGCAACTTCTTGATAACCGCGTCTTGCTGCTCCAGTCGCCCCTCGTAGTCTTGAGAGACTTCCTGCGCAACTCGGCGCTGAACGTCCAGCAGTTCTTCACCAAATTCGGCTCGATCTGCGTCGGTCACTAAACTGACTTTCTCCTTCGGCTTTGTCGGTTCGACTTTAAGCGCTTTTAGCTCCTCTTGGAGCTGCTTTGTTGCCTCGGTCATCTCTCGCACCTGTTGGTGCAACCGTGGAACTTCAGCATCGTACTTACCTGTAAGGGTTTTGTACTTTTGCTTAAAAGTCTCTTCCTCTACGTCCGTCGGTGACGTGTCAGCTGGCTTCGCTTCTTCAGGTTCGGGTGCTGCTTCGATCGTCGCTACTACTTCCGCTTCCGTATCCAACTCCTCGGGTTGAGGTTCGTGTTGGGCTTCTAACGATTTTTCGTACGCTTCAATTTCGGCAATCTGTGCCTGTACCTGCTTTGGCAACGCCATATGGTTCTCCTCAAAGCACCAACTCTGTTACACAGCGCCCGTAGGTAGGCTGCTCCCGTATATGGTGTGCTTCATCGTGCTCTTACGAGCGGTTTACTACCTTCGCCGCTTCTTCAACGGACTCCAGTAGGTCTTCAAATGCTTCTGCACGTCCTTGCAACCGGTGGACTGAAACCATATCGGTTGCGCTCACTAGACGAGCTTTGGCTTTCTCTGCTTCGGCCTTAAAAAGACCTAACAGCGACGTTTCACCTGTTTCTTTAAGTCTCAACAGTGCTTTTACGTGCTGCTGATCACAAAGATTCAAGTCAATCATGTCATAAATCTACTCTAAAGCTGTTAACGTGTCAACACATGTAGCTTTTACTGCCCATTAGGACGGGGACTCATTGTATTGTCTTGTCGCCCACCTTTTGGCGTGCCGTCTTCTTGCAGCTGTGCTGCTTGCTCCTGAGCCTGCATTTGCTGCATCATCATTTGCTGTTGCTGAGCTAACTCTTGCTGCTTCTGAACATCTTCTCGGCTAGGGACAAGGCGGTCAACATTGGTGTTAAGATTGCCCGCGAGGTCGCGGAGGAGTTCAGCCGTACCTGGCAAGCCAACAATCTGCTGTGCAACCGGACTTTCCAGAATAAGACGGAGGAAGTCAGTCTTACGGACAGCTTCAGCTTCTTTAACGACAAGCGACATAGCGCCCGTTGCCACAATCTGGACATCGCCGATAAGGTCTGGGTCATCTGAGTACCTTAAGTTTCTTTGATACTGGCGCTCCAGCATTGGCTGCATCACGTCATGGTCAATATTGCTAATAACTTGTTTTATGCTTTTACCGGCGTTTGACATAAGCATAGACAGCCCCGAGGACGTACGCCCTGCGCCTGGAACATGCTGGCCGGTCATGTAACGCGGAATACCTGACACCTCGTCGGAGATAGCCATAAAGCGATCAAATACGCCCATCAGTTCAGCTGCGTTAGAGTTCGGCTGAAAAAAGCTCATAGGCGGTGTTGAGTCTGCGTAATCGGACTGTTTGAACTGCCAAATTTTCCACGGGTACATCTGAGTGATGTCTTCGCCCGCTGGAAGTCGACTGATATTAACGCCGACCTGTGGACCGGAGGAGATGCCCATATTATTTGCAAGCGCCCGAGCAGCGGCGTTACACATATTTTGAGCGTCCATACAAAGATCGGCGACCCCGTTGCCGTCGATACGGCCCGGAACCTTTTCAAAAGAAGACATATAGTAAGGCTTACGCCCCAATGGATCATAGTTAAGCACCGCGCGAACGACAATGTTGTCAATCATCCACACTTCACACGGATACGATTTTTGAGGGTCTTCGACCTCTTCCTCGCTAAGCCCCCATTCTAGTAAAACATCGCCGGGGATTGTGTCCCAAAGCTGTAACGCTGCGACTAAATCTGTGTTCGCCTCATCAAAGTCTTGCCCTGTGGCGTCTTCCATGAGGTCATCGTTGTGGTCGAGCCAGCTAAACCCGCCCGAACCGAAATCGGTAAGTATTGAGCGCACAGCGTCTTCGTCGTAGCCCTCAACGCCGAGCATGTTCTCAACGTCGTCTCGCGTTAAGTGATGCAGTTCTGCTATAGGCATAGAGTGGATATCATCGCCCCATGGCATCCAGTAAAACTTAAACGGGTCAACGCGCTCCCACTCGTCGCGCAGTACCTCGACTACGCCTAATCCGCCCTCAACGTACTTCATTGCTTTACGTTTGCGGGGAATTGGTCCTTTTAGGATCGCGTAAGGAAAGGTCGCTATATCGTTTGTGAACTCGAACAGCGCTTTCGTAAAGCCCCCCTCGATCATCTGATCTTCCATTTTGGTTTCCATCCGCTCGACGCGCTTCTCCGCTTCGAACTTCATGGCCCGCATGGCCGTATCCTTCATACCCGACGCAAGCTGTTTAAGCTCAGCTTCGTTTGGCGGTTCGCCGCCAGCGTCGTAATATTGCATCAGGTTCTGCTGCATTATATTCTGCATCGCCTGAGCTATGTCTGGCGGCACCTCTGGAATAGGCGTCGCACTAAGAGACCAAGGTTTATCTGTGCCAGTCCCTAAAAGCGTATCTCGCAGCCAAGCAGTAGCAGTCCTACACTTAGCGCTGACAATACCCATAAAGATTTCTGAGCCACCTTGCTCCTGTATTTCAGCAAGTTTTGCAGGTTCATACTCCATATTCCGAGCGCGAACGCACTGCGCAAGACGCTCTTCTAAGCTGTCCTGGTGATGATCCCGCATTACTTCCCATCGCTTATAAACGTGAGAAGACAGCCCTTGAATCATAGGGGTGTTCTGTTTCTCATCAGAAGCACGCTGCGCTTGCGCCTCAAGATCAGAAGCACGCGCAACAGGAATTAGAGCTGGGCCTAGCGCCATATCAAAATCTCACCTGTGACGTCATGCGTACAGTAGCATCAACGTGTTTACACGTCAACAGATTACGTCCAGCCGCTAGACGAGACGCGAACGACCTCTTTACGTTGGGTGTTTAAGCTAGACGCTCCAAATGTCTCACCGCCGTCTGCGTGAAGGCACATGTACTGAAACGCATCAGCCACATCCGACCATGGGTGTGACTTCTCGGGTTTCTCGTCCCGCGCACCTTTCGTGTTGATCTTGTACCGATACTTACCCGACAGTGCCTGCACCAAAGATGTTGCATGGGTAGGACATATAACAAACCCGTACTTTCCATCTACGATCCGTGTCAGGTACGTTTCGACCGCAGCGATACGAGCCGCGATTGAGTTCGTACGGGCAGGGCGGATACTAAACCCTTCATTCTTGTAAATGTCCGCAACCGTTCTCTCGTCCGTCTGAACGCGCTGAAACGCCGCTGGATCGATAATTACAACCGCACGCCGCCCAGGGTACTTATTGGCCAACAGGGGCTTCAGGCGCTCTCTCACGAAGCGTAGCGCCCCCATACCGTCAGAGATTAGACTGTCGTAGACGACCAGTCGACCGTCATGCGCAACCGTCCCTACAACCGCCGCAGGCGTTAACCCCGCGTCCACACCGATTATAATCGGGCTATCGGTGTACATCGGCACCAGCTCATCCTTGGCTGTGTGAGCAGATCGATCAAACGAACGAAACACGGGTTGTCCAGATAACGACTTACCGAACTGTGCGTGTATATACACGTCCACCCAGTCTTCAGTTTTACCGTGAGCAAGGTTATCGTAGTAGTCATCAGGCAAAAACTGCGTCCAGTCAGCCTCTGGGGCCAGACCGCTGGGCTGTATCGTTACATGCACGTTCTCAGGCGGCTCTGTGAGCAGAGTTTCCCAAAAAGTGTCCATATCAGGGGGGTTCGTCATGCCCCAAAGGTGCATATTTGCCTCTCCATCGTCGGTTTGACACCCCACACCGTTCATCATTTTGTCTGGATAACGCCCCACACGACCCTGCGCAGCGTTGTAAATATCGGGGTGGATCTCCCTAAATTCGTCAAAAATGAAGAAACTAGCCTGTAAACTGAGCAATCTACGCACGTCATTGGCATCATCGAGGCCACGAAACAGCACTTCGCACTCAATATCGCCCACTTTTAGGACGAATTTGTACTCGGTTTTGAGGAAATACCCCATAACCCCGTCTGGAATCCACTTCAAAAAGTCGGGAATGCTCGTATCGCGCAGCTGTTCTCGCGTGTTTCGCACCCAAATCGCACGAGATCGGCGTATTCCGTCCTTACACGGGGCCATAACCGCCGCGTGGTGCAGTATTTTCATGATACCGGCTGTCGTTTTGGTCGATCCGACCGGTCCTACTGCCAGTGATATAAACTTTTTAGAGTAAAAGAACTCATCGAGGCTCTCTATGACCTCAAAATTGATCTCATGCGCCATCTTCTATGGTTTGACCTTCAATAATGATGGCTTCGCTTTCGTCCTTGGCACGAGTGATGTTGATTACGACTTGGGGTCCAGCCCCTGCCGTGTCTGCCTTGGTATCCGGTTCCAACCTGCCCATCTTGTTGAGCATTTTTTGGAATTCTATGCGGGCCGTCGGGTTGATGTCTGGGTTTTGCATATGCCGAAACAGATTATCTAGGTTTACCG